TGTGTACCATTCGCACCATGTTCAACAGATTTTTTTAATTCTTTTACATAACTCATTTGTTTAGCCTCTTTGTTTATGTGAGCTATATAATCTAAAACTTTTTTAGTAATTCTTCCCGTTGCCATTTTCTCTTACCTTATCTTTTAACTCCTCAATATCAACCAATGCCTTTTCTAGTTGTGTACTTAGAAATTCAATATTAACTTTGTTTGTCATGTTTAACTCCTGAGTCTTTTCCATCTTCTCTACAGACTTATACAAATCTTCGAGTAAAAAATGTTGCTCCTGATCCACGGGCACTTGTTCAGATTTTTTAAGCAAATCATTTTCAAATAATTCACGTGAGGTCTCCAGCGATACCAACCTTGCCGTCAGCTCGGTGTAAGCGAACACGCCTGCTGCGACGAGCAAAATCAAGCTAGCAACCGTCTTCATCGGCATCTGCACGGCAGCTGATTCAGATATGTTTAATGGTTGTTTACTCATCCTTTTTATCATACATCTCATAAAACATGTTGTCACTATCCTCGGTTACATAGTTCGTATCTTCTGCATCCCAGTAAGTATTTTGGACTTTATAGTCAGGCCAACTGTTATCAGTAGTATAGCTATTAATGTGCCACAAAATACGATTATTAGGCTGAGCTGCATAATTGCCGTTATCAAGCTCCAATATATGTGCGCACTTATGTTCTTGAGGAATCTCAGAGTGTTCTGTATCCAATATGTTAACGTCTGGATGAGCCCAATCAATCGTAAATAAATATTTACCATGATAAAATTTTTTGTCTAAGCCGAGGTATTTGCCCTTTACACCATCCAGCCAATCAAAACAAGTAACACTAGGCCAATAACTAAAACTGTTCCACAGTTCCAATTCATGTACTTGCATATTCGGCACGTCGGATCTATCAAAAGCTTTTTGATAAAACGCTGATATAGGGAGACGCCAGTAACACGCACCGTTTGGTAACATGATGTTAAATAAGAGTGCACGCCCTGATATCGATGTGAGACCGAAGATAACACAGTCTTCACTTTCTCCGTGATGTTTTTTAAGATCATAAAGATACTCCTTTCTAATTTTGCAATATATCGGTGGAAGATTTGCGTTCAGATATGACATGTTTATATTTTTCTTTCCAATATTTTTGTCTTTCTAATACTCTAATTCTATATTCAATTTTATCAATACCCAATATTTTCTTCAACCAATTTAACATTTCCATCTTCTTCTCGCTGCACATATTCGTTTTTCAGGAGTCTTGCTACAATTAATATTGTGCATCTTCATCTGACCTTTAGATCTTCTACAATACGAAGCTCTTCTTTTTGCAGCTTTTGAACCTTTCTTAACTTTTCCTGTTACTGCTGTCTTAAGTTTAGAACCAGGATTCATTCGTCTATACGCACGAACTCCTGCTGCAGTCATACCTGCACCTGATTTTGTAGATCTGAAGTTTCTTTTATTTTTTGCAGGCATTCCGCCTTTTGCGAAACCATCGATCTCTATACCTAAGTCAGCATAGTAATCCATTTAAAACCTATGTTGTTAATCCAGGTCCTGAATACTTATCAGTTAATAAAGTATAAGCAGTAACTTTAGTTTTTGTCTTACAAAAAACTCCTTTTGGAAAAAGAATTCCATCTTCAGGAAAGTTAAAATTAATTACATCTCCAGATGGTACATCAGCTTGGAACAAAGTAGTTCCAGAATTTGATGTAGTAGACAGCTCTAAAGTTCCAGCACCTGTGCCATCAGATGCAACAATGATTCCTCGTAACCTTACAGGTTGAGCAATGATTGCAGAAGCACCCGCCGCAGCTATAGATCTTGTTGCTTGTATATCACTTTTAAAACTCATGTGTTCTCCTAGTTCGTGGCTCCCGAAGGAGCCACTAATTATTAATTACGCTATTGTTGCGCCAACTGTTGAAATTGCAACCCAACCAATAGTGCTGTTCCAAACTAAAGTAGCTGACTCGCCTACTGCATCAAACGTAATTGTAGTTCCGTTTGCAAAAGTAGTTGGAGTTAAAGTTCCGTCTCCGCCGTCAACAATCATATTTATGATTTTAATTTGACCTGAAGTTGTACCATCAGCTAAAGTTAATGCATCAGCTCCAGTCGTAGTCAATTCAGTAATTAGGTTAGTTAGATCAACTGCACCTGCTCCTGATAAAGATTGAACACCACCTCTGATAGCTTTTCCATAAGATGCATTAGATGTAATTGCACCTGTCGTTGTGTTTTTAGTTATAGATTCAAAACCGTTTTCCGATCGTACCGGTCCTGAAAAAGTTGTATTTGCCATAATATTCTCCTTTGTATAGCTTTAGTTATGTCGTCTCTATACCGTCTGCCTAGTCAGTCGACATAATAGTTTATCTAGGTTGTTTTAATTATATATAAAAAAAGGGGCAGAGTAAACTCCGCCCCTTTTAGATTGTTAGGTAATTAGATATTACGCAGCACCTGGAGAACCAAAGATTCCTCTAGGGTCAGAGAAGCCGAAGCTGTATCTTTCTCTAGCTTTGAATCTAACGTTTCCTGTGTCGAAATCACCTTCGATCGCAGTTTTAATTGGCGATCTTACGAAGTGTTTTAGACCATTTGGTGCGTCAGTCATAATGAAGAATGCATCAGTATCATTTAAGAAATGGTTAATTCTATAACCTTCTGGTATCATTCCCATGTTTGCCATTGCGTTGATATCGTTATCTGCAGTTCCGACTCTTTGAGGTGATCTCATGATTCTCTCAGCAGTAAATTGTAATTCTTTTGGAATTATTAATTTTCTACCTTGAAGAGCGATCTTTAATCCTCTTTCGTCTACGAACGCAGCGATGTCAATCAATGATTGTTCTAACGATGTTTCTGACAAGTCAGCAGCAGTAGATAATTCATTTCTGAATGTTCCACCATTTGCTAATGGGTGGTCAGTAGTACAAAGTGCTTTACCGTCACCTCCATTGAAGCTTCCGCCTGTATCAAACGCATTGTTTAATACATTCGCCGCTGTGATTTGTTTTGATTGCGCCATTGATCTTGCAAGAGCTCTTGTGTATCTGCCTGCTAATCTGTCGTATAGGTTATCTTCAATTGCCTCTTCTGTGATAGCAAATGCTAACGCCACAGTATTGTGAGTGTATCTTGAAGTGTATACTTCAGAAGCTTGGTCAAAAGTGACCATAGCACCTTCAGCTTTATTTGCTGCTGTGCCAAAGCCAGATAACATTACTTCTTCTTCAAACGCTCTGTCTGAAGTTTCAGTATTGAATATCTCTGCATGCTCATTGTCGTATCTGTTATATTCCAGGCCAAACAGTGCGTTTAATCCTGGCTCTAGTTCTTTAACTAGTTGTGATCGTGATATAGCCATAAATTATACTCCTGTTCCTTGGTCGTAGAAGTGGTTAACAATTCTAACCAAAACATCTACGTTAGCACTTCCAGCTTCGCTATTTTGCGTATCTTGCGAAATATCAACAGCTTGAAGTACAGTACCACTTACTGTTAATCCAGAAACACTGTGGTCCAATTGAACCTCAGATATTCCAGATAAAGTGTTACCTGTTACGTTTGTTATTGCAAAGTTTTTGAAGATGTCTGCTACTGCAAACGCTCCATCAGAGTCGATCGAGTAAACAACATTCGGGTCGTCGATGATGTTAGCGACAATGTCACTAGCAGCAACTCCACCTGGATAGTTGTTTCTAAACGTCGGCTTCTGAGTAGTAGGGTCTGTGTAGAACACTCCGTTAAAAACGCCCACGACAAGATCAGAAGTATTTGCTACTGCTCTTTCGATCCCGCCACCAGTTACAGGTTTTACCAAGTCACCTTGGAAAATTGCAGTTGCATATCCACTTGCAATTCTGTATCTGTTTTGCGCGTTAATAAATGGAGAGCCATCTAACTTTCTTACTGGTCTTAGACCATATTTTTCAGCTACATTAGCCATAGTTGTTTTCTCCTTTATTGTTTAACATTTACTTAGAGTGGTGATTACCAAAAAATTAATTTTTGTTTCCTCCACCAAAAGTTACGCGAGATTGTCGACTAATATTCATCGGCATCTCCGGTCGTTGTTCCTTCAAGACATCGTTATCCACCGAGTCAACTTGATCTTGAGTAATTCTTTTAAAATACTCAGCACGGCTTTTTGCGATCTCTTCAGGTATCCTTCCCAACACAAGGCCAGCAACCCCGATCAAACCTGCGTAAGTTCCCTGAGCAATGATTGGATAAGCATGATCACCTAATTGATTTTTAATCTCTTCGGCTCTCACAAATTCCCAACCTTCTCTCATTTTTTTGGATACATTAGCTGTATCCTGAAAACCCATACTCTCGGTTCTTATCCATCTATGAACAAAACCGTCTGGCGCAGGTGGTGCATCCAGAGATGATGGTGGCGTCCAAGGTTTAGTTCTAACCTCTTTTTTTTCTTCTGACGCGCGTGAAGTTCTATTTATTTTATCGCTCATTCTATACCTCCTTCACGAATTTAGCGTATTCTTCTAGTGGCACCCCTAATTTTTTGGCAATCGCCACCTGTGATTTGGTGAGTCTCACAGATCTACGTCCCTGCTGAGTTCTTCCAGCAGATGCAACTTTTTGGACGGGTCTTCGTTGCTCTGTACTAGCAAAACGATGAGGGAAGTTATCCTTCATTCGCTTGTCTATTTCATTATAATACTCATCACTTTCTACATCAATACCCATGCCCACTAGATCTTCGTGCACAGTCATTGCTGCGTTTGTCATGATTTTATCGTTACCAAACCAAGCGTTTTTAGACGCCCAATCTCTTGCTCTTTGGCTAGGTTCAGATTGTGCAGGTTGTTCTTGGATTGGCTCTTCTTTTGGTGCGTTTTTTTGCTCCTCAAGCTGTTTCAATCTAGCTTCTCTATCAGCCATTTTGATTCTAGCTTTTTCTTTTTCAACAGTTAATTGAGTAAGCTCGTCGTTTGCCTCCATGATTTTATCTGCATCATTAGATTCAATCGCTTCTTTTAACTTACGTTTTACCTGTTCTCTTTGAGCATCTACTCTCGCATCAAACTCTTTCAGATATTTTTCATCTGTAGAGTCAAACTTAGTTTGAGTATCATCGTATTTTTTCTGCAGACCTTTTGCAAAATCTAAAGCAGCTTTTTCTCTTCTCTCAGCTTCTCTAAATTTCCTTGTCAGTTTATCTATTCTTTTCTTAACTGACTCAGATACTTGAGTAAGGTCGTCAGGATCTTCTTTCTGTTCTAACTTAGTTTCTCTTTCGTTTTCGAAAGTTTTATCTTCCGCAGGTTGTTCTTCTGGGATCTCTTGTACATCGACTTCTTCTTTTGGTTTGTCTTTGCTGTGATCCGCATAACCCAAATCAACTTCGCCAACATTTAAATTTGGCTCTTTTGATTCTTCCTTTTGTTGTTCTTCAACTTCGACTTTTGTTTCTTTTACATCGTCTAAATCAAGTTCAACTTCAGGTTGTGTCTTAGCTTGTTCTTGTGCATCAGCCATGATGTTTCCTCCTTAATATAAATGCAGAATATCTTCTGGTTTACTTATTGTTGCGATGATTTCATCATCGTTCAAAATACGGTGCTCACCATATTTTGTTTTGAATCTAGAACCGGCATATCTGCCGTAGATTACAAATTGACCCTTCTTGCACCAAGGACCTTTTGGAAATTTATCTTTGTCTGCATAACACAGATCACCCATCTCAACGACAAGACCTACAACGGTTGTCATCTGAATAGTTTCAGCAGCGGTATCAGTAAAGATTATTCCACCTTTAGTTTTTTTAGGACCTGAATAAGGTCTAACTAAAAGTCTGTATCCAACAGGTTTTGGTATAAGTTCAAGATATTTTTTAATACCCTCTGGATCCGTGGGTATTGCTGTTTCTTGTGAGTCAGGTGCAGCATCACCTTTTTTTGTTTTGACTCCAACTAATTTAGAGTCAGGTGTTATTATCGTCATCGACATTCTCCTCGTTTCTCTGCAGGTCTTTAAGATCCTGTAGCAGCGTTTCTAAAGCGCTGAGTTTCCCTCTAGAATACGATAGGTTGTCGATTGTGTCTACATGGTACACCAGATCCTCTTTTGTCTTTTCGATCTGTTTTTTAATGTAGTGTCTTATTGATTGTAATGTATCTAAATCAAGATTCATTAACCATTTATAACTGATTGGGTCTTAGATGCAACTACTTCTTACCCTTGAATATTTGCGTTCCCTTAATACCATAAACACTCGCTACGACGAGAATCCAGAGATTTGTGAACCAGCTCGGAAGCTGCGAGAAATATTCGAAGAATAATTTTACCTTGTCCATAGCGGTCGGATCATCACTCAGGACTGCCCAAGCGAGCACCAACACGGGCGCTGAGAGGATAATCAAAATAAATTCGTCCTTATAATCTGATTGCCTAGCTTCTAGCAGTTTGCCCTGGTAAGCTTCCTCACCTGCTGCCATCTTTTGTGCATGCATTAGTTGAGCATCCGACATTGCTTGTTTTGTCTTTTGTCGGTTGGAGTAAATGTGCGCTCCCGTCTTTACTGCCATCCCTAATAAGTTGAACCATGCCATAATATTGTTCCTGCCTTCGTTTACATAGATAAGGTAACATTAAATGCAATATTTTTAAACCCTCTAGCCCTGACACCTTCCATCTATACGAGGTTTTATAGTGATTTTCAAAAGTTCGTACATAAACGTTACCTATATTGAAGTGTGTATGGAATAGATCTACTACATCTTTATCGGTCATTTCGACAGATACTTCTATTTTTCTTCTGACTCTACCATCTTTGTATAGCCCTGCTTTAAAATTACCAAAGGTGCCTTCACCTTCAAATATACCAGAAAGAAAAATTAATTTTTCTTTTTTGTTTAAAAATTTAAACATTCATTGCCTTTGGATTACCATTGTATGCTATGGAAACCCTCTCAGGATCTTTACACCTGACCATATGTTGTAACATCGAATTAAAAACAATCAAGTGTCCTGTTTTTACTTTTACAGTAAAACATTCATTTGTGTATTTATTCCACTCACCAATCATCCAATCTTTTTGTTGGCTCAATAAGGATGTTCCTGCAGGATTCAGAAAAATTATTTCACCTTCTTCACAATATGGATAATAAACAGCAGAAACAATTGCATCATTATGGGTGTGAGGGATTGTTATATACTTATCGTCTGCAACATTAGACCAAGCTTGAAATAACTCTATCTTAAGATTTGATTTGAATGTATTACTATAAAACTCTTCCATTTTATTTTGTGTAACCTTGTTCAGGTCTTCAAACAATGGATTAGATAAAATATCTTTATTATCTTTGTGGTTATCTTTATTAGATGTCTTCCGAACGTAATCAATTATTTTTTGATTATCTATTTGGTCGATATTATGAAGGCTTATGCCTACAGAAAATATATCAAGAAGCATTAAAGAAGATCGCTTGTATATCCACCACCTTTAACTAATACGACTTCTGCTTCTTCAATCTCTCCACCTTTTGCTCTTCTCTCTTTGAAAAGATCACTTTCTATTTCTTTAACTTTATCTGCATCACCTTTTTCTTTTGCTTCTTCTAGCAATTGCATCAATTGTGTTACTCTACTAGACATTTAGACTCCTACATGTTGGGCAACCCTTTTTGAAAACATCATGTTTCCAACAAGGATCTAGTTTGATTATTTTTGATTTATATACTCTTTCTTTGAAAAGTAATGTTTTGATTAAATTATATATCCATCTTAACATTATCTGACTCCTATAAATTTAAAACCTTTTACTTGTATGTTGTTATTTCCAGGATAAACATTTTTATTTGTAGGTTCTCTATGTGGACATGGCATTCCACCTGAACCAAACTTAACTGGTGGTATGCTTGAGTTAGGCCCCTTCTTTGGTGGCGGTCCTGATTTTTTACCTATCGTCATATTCTCTTACCTTTAATAAAACATATAAAACAATTATGGAAAAAGGAACTCCTATAATAAATAAATCTATCATAATAAACTTTTATCCACGTTAGATGATATCACAACTTCACCACCATCGTCATATGCTTGAAAACCAGATAGAAAAGGATTTGCTTTCGAAACTGGTTTTTTTATTTGAGTTACAGGAGTTTTACATGGTGGATAAGTTCCATCAGGACATAATTGTTGTCCATCTCCCCCACCTGTATTAGGTGTTGTTAATTTAGGTGGTTTAATTAATCCAGCATCTTTCATGTAGTTCACACCTGTTTTACTCATCACATCAAGTGGTTTACCTGTTGCTCTGTAAAAATCTCTTGTTGCAGGTAAATCTTTTGGTTTACCAAAAAAAGTTTCACCCTTTGCTTTTTGTTGTCTTGAACGTTTTTGTATCGGATCGAATACTAATTTTTTTGCAAGCTGTAATGTGATAGGCATGAAAGTAGTTTTTGATCCTGTATTTGTATTTTGATTGCCTGCAGGTGGTGTATTTACTTTGGTAGTTCCTGCACCACCACTTGTATTTGTTTTTGGTTCTCCGTAATATCCAGAACCTGGTTCGAATCTTGAATGTCCTTGATCAGAACCTTTGTTGGCAGTGTTTGTTGATGGAGAACTAAAGTCTGCTTTTGAGGCATCCATGCCTCCGCCTTTATAGCCCTTAATTTTTCTTCTCTTGAGTGCCACTTTGTTTCTCCCTATTTAAATCAATTTTTTCTTCAGCTATTCTAATTCTTTCTCCAGCTTGTTCTTCAGCCGATTCTAATTTCATTTTATCTAGGTCGATTCTCTCTTCAAACTCACCAGCTTTTCTTTCTTCTTGCATCATTGCTTCTTGAGCTTTTCTTTGCATATCCAAAGCTCTTAAAT